GTCGAGGAACGACGGCAAAGAAACGTTTCTTCGCCATTGCATACGCCTGTCCGCGTTTCGCGTTGCACTTCGCGCAAGCGGGGACGAGGTTGTCGAGGTCGTCGGTGCCGCCTCGGTCGGTTTCGATGAGGTGGTCGGCTTGTGTTGCGGGTTTGTCGCACCAATGGCAGCGGGCGCCGTCGGCGAGGATCATGCGCCGGTTGTTTTGGTAGGTCGGGCTGTCATATCCCATTGCATCCCTTTGCGGTTGTCCACGGTTGGAACCCTCGGGCTTGCCAGAGGTTGTAGGCGTAGGTGGCGGCGTCTTCGGGGATGTATGGGTCGAGGCCGATGCGGGCGAGGTGCTCGAGGTGGATGGCGTTGATTTGTAGGACGCCGTGGTCGCCGCTGGTCGAGGTGGTGTTCGTCCATCCGGACTCGGCTTGGCCGATGCAATCCCAGACGGTGAGCTGTTCGGGTGTGGCGCCGAGCTGAGTGAGTGTGTCGAGGGTTCGTTGGCGGAGTGTCGGCTGTGGCGCCGGCAGGGTGTACGTCGGCCGGGCGGTCGTCGTGCTCGTCGTGCTCGTCGAGCTTGTGGTGGTGCCCGGCGAGGTGGTGGTGCTCGAGGTCGGTGACGGTAGTGACGGTAGTGACGGTAGTGACGGTGATTGCACGTTCGGTCGGTAGAGGGCTAGGGCGGTGGCTGCGATGAGTACGGCGACGAGTGCCGCTAGTTGCCGCACTATTCGGACTCCCAGTCGTACGCGGCCCGGAACGTCTCGGGTTGAATGTCGCGTAGTTGGCTGAGCACGTTGTCGGCGTGGTCTTCATAGTCGTTGAGGAGGTCGTCTAGGTGCTGTTCGGCGTTGGTGCGGAGCTCGTGCTCCTGGCGTAGGGCGAGCAGCGACCAGATGGTGGTTGCGAACGCGAGCACGACGGTGAGCTCGAGGACGAGTTGATGGGCGGTGGTCATGGTTGGCCGATCCCTGAGCACGCGCAGCGTGTCCAGTCGTTGTTGGTTTTTTCGATGTAGCCAGATCCGTCGCAGTCGATGCAGTTGTCCGCGCGGGTGACAGGCTCACTAGATGGGTCGTCGACTCTTATATGGGAAGTCTTGTGAGTAGTTATCGCCTGGGGAACCGTCGCCGGATTTCCAGGGCCTGGTTCGGTGACGTTATCCCCAACCTGTGGACGGTCGTAGACGGTGAGTTCCCAGCGCCACACGCCGGTCAGGTCACGGTATTTGGTGCGTGTCACGTAGCCGGCGGTGGCGAGCTCGGCGACAGCGGTGCGTACGGCGTCTCTTCCCTCGAGTGACCGTTGCGCCAGCTGCGGCGTCGACGTCGACGCCCCGTCCGGCAGCGACAGCATGTAGGCGAGGATGCCACGCGCTCGAAAGCTGAGCGTCCGGTCCCTCAGCGCGACGTTGGAGACCATCGTGTAATCGGCTCGGGGTCGGACGCTGCGCCTGATGATCATGCGGGCGGTTTGCTCGGGTGGCCGGACAGCTCGGCGGTGATCGCGTGCCAATCTGCGGGCTTCCAGAGGCGATAGGTGGCGTGCGGCTCCAGGTAGGCACGCCACGTCGCCTGCGCGGGTGAGACGACGCCTTTCGCCGTTTTCAATTCGGCGAAGATGATGCCGTGGCGGTGGTGCGCGAGGACGAGATCGGGGAACCCGGCGTCGATCGACGGGGTAAACCACTTGCCCGACGGGCCTTGTACGCGGTGCGCGTGGTTGCAGATCCACCCGAGATAGCGGGCGGCGGTCACGACCTGGGCTTGGAACTCGGCTTCCGTCACGCTTCGCCCGGTGACAGCTCGTCGATTAGCCGTGACGCTGCGGCCTTAGAGGTCGATAGCGGCGCCTGTGGCCGTCCGGCTTTCTTCAGCAGAGTGTTCAGGTAGTTCAGCTGCTTCGTGCTTGCCAGCGTGTCGGTGGGTGGCGTGTGCGTCGACCTGGGCGCGTAATCGGCTGGCGGTTCGTCCGCCCACGGCGGCGGTTCCTCGTCATGCGCCGGCGGGTCCGGCCGGCGTGGCGTGTTCTGTGCTCGAGCACGGTCAATGCCGGGCGACGCGCTCGTCTGCCGGTTCCGCACTTCGTCCCTCGAGGCGATCGACTTCTTGGCGGCGATCCCCATGAGCGCGAGGACGCGACCGACAGCGCTAGTCGCAGCGTTCATCATTTCGCTGTTACGCGTGAACGACGTTTTGCCGGGGTAGGGCTCCCATGCTGTCGCCTGCGCCGGGTGGCTGTCGTCGGGTGAGCGGTGCGCTGTCACGGTCGACGCAACGAACGATTGGCCGTCGATGACGACGACCTGCGCCGGGTGCTCGAACAGTCGGAGCTCGGGCCACCGAACGTAAGCCTCGGCGAGACGGTCGACGACCGGTACGTAATCGTCCATGCTGAACGTCATCGGTTCCACGCCTTGAAGATGGCGACCCAAACGGCGCACGCGAGCACGAGCCACATCACGAGGATCTGCACGACTACCATGTCTGCTCCCACGCTTCGCGTGCGCGACGGGCCACGGCGGCGGCTTCGCCCAGGTCGCAGTAGGACTCGAAGGCGAGCGCGTCGGCGGCTTCGTACGCGTCGTACGCGGCGCGTGCGGCGGCTTCGTTGTAGAGGTGACAGCCGGTCCTATACGCGAGTTCGATGTCGGCGTCGGCGCAAGCGATCGCGAGCTCGTCGGGGGTCATGCTGTCTCCTCGCCGTAGTACGCGGTGTAGGCGTCGGCGTAGGCGTCGTCGGCGGCGTCTCGGGCGGCCTGTGCGACGCGTGCGGCGGCTAGGGCGTCGTCGTAGGCGGCGTAGGCGGATCGGGCGGCGGCGTAGGCGGCGTCGTAGGCGTCGGCGGCGTCTACGGCGGCGTCGTAGGCGGCGGCGGCGTGGGCGGCGTCTAGGGCGGCGTCGTAGGCGTCGTCGGCGGCGGCTAGGGCGTCTCGGGCGGCGTCCAGGGTCATCAGAACCCGATGCCGTGCTGGCAGGAGTGGCAACCCTTGACCGGGCGGCGATGACCTGCGTCGCACTCGGCGGCGTAAGTCCGTGCCGGTGCCGGTGCCGTGGTCGTCGGGCAGGTGACGTGAGCGACGGTCCAGCGTCCGGCGACCTTTCCGCCGAGGATGCCAGCGGCGGCAGCGACATGAGCGCCGCATGTGCCGCACGATCCGGCGTAGGTGTTCGGGCGGGCGGTTGCGGTTGCGGTGTTGGCCATATGTCCTTTATGAGGCCGACCGGCTTACCTGTCAAGGATTATTTTCCGAGCCGGCCCATCTTTAGCTCTTGGTGAATGAAGCTGAGCGCCTGCGCGACGGTGTAAAGGTCGAAGGAAACGAGGTCGTCGGCCACAAGCGGTACGCATACCTGCTCGAGCAGGTTGAGGGTGCCGCCGAGCGCGTCGGCTAGTTGCTGCGGTGTCATCGGTGCCTCTAAGGGTTGGCGGTCGGGGTTGAGCTCGAGGTGCCACGGTTCGCCCGGTACGGGTTGCCGTAGGCCGTTTTCGTAGGCGGCATCGCCCAGGGCGACGAGCTCAATGTCTTCTGTGTGGACGTCGGCAGCTAGGCCGAACTCGTGCTCCGACGTGCCGGGTGGCGCGGCGAGGTTGCCGAGCCCGGCGAGGTACAACCGGTACAACTCGGCTTGCTCGTCGTAGGTGCGGTAGCCGGACACGATGACCGGCGGGATCGTTAGGCGGCGGTCGGTGACCGTTGCCAGTAGCCGCGCTGACAGCTCGGCGTCGAGGTCGTCGACGTTGCACCCGGGGATGGCGTAGTCACTCAACAGCATCGGGTCTCCCTACGGTTCGGATTTCGTCGGCCGGGTTGAGCGCGCGGAGTACGACGGGGGCGAGCGCTGCGAGGGCGGCCATGCCGAGGTCGGACCATGACCGGTTCCCTACGAGGTAAAGGGCGAGCGCGCCGGACAACGCCGACCTAGCCCACGACGCTGCGACGAGTTTGACGCGGCATAGCGGCATCCATGTCATGTTGTCGACCAACGGTAACGCAAGTTTGCTTGCACGACGTTCGAGGTCGCTATCTGCGTGTAGGGCGACGTGTTCGACACGACAGCAATTTGGTACGCCATCGTCGACGCGAACGCTACATACCCGGCGTTGAACTGGGTGTCGTTGTAGCACGTCGTGACAAACCGGGCGACCGACGAATTGAAAAGACTTGCGGTTCCGAGCGGTGCGTAAGCGGTGCTCGTAAGGATCGGGTTATATCCCGACGGGAGCGAGAAGTACAGGGCCCCGGCGCCAGCGGCCGTCGTCGTCGATCCCCATATGGCGAGCGCTTCGACGTTGATATACGCGCCTTCGACCGTGTAGAACCCGGTGTTGGTGCCGTTGCCGATGGTGATCGCGTTACCCGAAAACGTCCAGTTCGGGGTATAAGCCGTCGTTTTGCCGGGGTTGCTGGCAAGCCAGATAGCGGTCGACGCGGACGTGAAATACAGAATGCCCGAGGCGTTCGTTCCCAGTTTCAGCAGGTCGGCGTTTTGGCCGGTGACGGTGCATGTCCCGGCGGTGATCGTGCAAACACCGGCGCCGAGGTTCGTGACACGGATCTGGTCACCGGCGGCGAACAGCGACGTGTTTACCGTGACCGTGTTCGCCGTCGCGACGGACATCGTGACGTGTCGCCCAACGTCGCCTGCAACGAGGGTATAGCTGGCGGTCTGCGCGTTCTGTGTCGACGTTTGCGGCGAAGGGAAAAAGATGGATACGCCAGTCGAGGTGAAATACAGCGTGCCCGACTGGTTTTGGCGTAGGACGAGCGACCCGGACGAGCTGACGGTGGCGGTGCCTGCGGTGATCGTGCAGTTACCGGCGCCGATGTTCGTGAGCGTGAGCGTGTCACCGGCGGCGAACAGCGACGTGTTCACGGTGATCGTGGTCGCGGTCGCGAGCGACATTGTGATCGTGGTGCCGACATCGCCTGCAACGAGGGTATACGACGCCGTTTTGGCGCTGACGGTCTGATTGTATTCGTTGGTTTGGAGCGCTGTGACTTGGGCAGCGGTGAGGATCTGACCGGCGGTGAATGTCTGTTTTGCCATTTGGGAACCTTTCAGAATCCTAGGATGTTGGTGTCGAGCAGACCGAACGTTGCCGAGTCGAGAACGAACGCTGTGCCGTTAGTTGACTCGAACCCGTACGTTATGGTATGTACGCCGGGCCGGATGCTATGCGATATGTAATTCACAATTTGGGTTTGGGTGACGGTAAGCGGCGTCCCGGTCACAAACGTTTTGGTTACGGACACGACGTCGGTGAGGTCGAGGCCGAGCGCGATTGCTTTCGTCGGCGCGGTTTGTGCGGTCAAGAGCACTGTTGCCTGTGTGAAGCGCAGCACCGGCGTCGCGTACAAACCGAGCGAATAGTTAGCGAGCGAGCCGAGCTCAACGGTTGTCGAGTTGAGGACGTCGAGTTGCAGGGTCTGCGTCCCGAACTGCGCTATGGAGCTTGAGCTCGTAGCGGCGGATTGGCCGGCGTTCGACGTCGCGACGATGTTGTTGTAGAGCTGCTCGTCGCCGAACTGGTTGGTGAGCGACTGGTAGCTGATATCGGCAAGCGCGAACGATGCGACGCTGACCGGGTTCATGGTCGCGCTCCGGCCCACGAACTGCAAGACGCCATTAGTGTCGACGAACAGGTAACCCATCTCGGACGTCTCAACCGATTGCAAATAGCTCAAAACGTTGGTGTCGGCGGCGATCGTGTACGCGCCGAGAGTGCTCGAACCAGTCGAAATATTGACAGCGCCGACATACGCAACGTCGGGTTGCGCGAGGACGGCGGTGACGCGTGCGCCGGTGAGTTGCGCGGTCGGCGCCCACGTCGCCATCGCCGTATTCGCGAGGATGGTGAGCGCGTCGGCGCAGCGGAGCACTAACCGGTCCTGGTTCGCGAGCGAGTAGTTGATGTCCCAGTCGGTGACGACGCCCGTATAGATCCGGATGCCGTCGACCTCGACCGTCACCGGCGTTCGGATCGTGATGTACGGGTAATACGGCGACGCCGTGTTGAGCGGATCAAAAATGCGGGTGCTGTTGTCGAGGACGAGCTCGGCGACACCGGCGGTGAAATGTGTGGTTTGCCTCGAGCGTCCACGCGACACGTCGACCGACAGAACGTACGCGGACACGTCGACCTGGACGACGCCGCCGAGGAGATAAGTGGCGCCGTCCAGGAGGCCGCGTGTGGCGTCGTTGAGCTGGAATGCGTTGCCTGTTACTGCCGTCGACTGGAACCCGACAGTGACGACGGTAGCCATGTCAGTACAGCGCCACCACAAGTGTGGCGGTCGTGCTCGTTGACATGAGGCGCGTGATCCGTAACGGGATGTAGGTGCCTGCGGTGACGCCGGACAGGAGGACGGTTTGCCCACCGGCGGTGATGACGTTGATCGCGCCTGCGCCGCCGACCCACAAACCGAGCGACGTGTTCGTCAGGTCCACGGTGTCGGATTTGGTGATCAGGGCGGCGTTCTGCGGTGGCGTGCCGGGTGCGGCCGGGTTCATGTACCAGGTGTCTACAGCGGGCATGGTGTGTCCTTAGGCTTTGGCGAACACTGGGCCGGAGCGGCGCTCGGCTCGTTGGATCGCGTCGATGATCATCTGTCCCACGTCGACACCGGACGAGATTAGACCTGCGTCGACGTTGATGTTATAGGTCGTCCCACCGAGGTTCCCGGCTTGCGATAGCGGGATGACAGCTTCGGGACCGGATTCGCCGATGAGGGCGACGGTCGGGCCGGTCACGATGCCACCGGCGGCCAACTCGGGGATCTTCGGCACCGAAAAACCTTTATCGTGGAGGCCTGGAACCCAACCGGGAAACTTAAATGACAGCGACCCAACGGTGCCGTTCCACAAACGCGCGATGGCGTTGAACGCTTCGCGAAACGGCGTCACCCACATTTCGGCTACCCTCGAAAATGCGTCGCTGAATATGCCGGGCAGCTTCCCGAAAAAGTCGACGACCCAATCGAACGCGCCGTGTAACGCTGCACCGACGGCGTCGACGACGTTGCGGAACGTTTCCGACTTCTCGTAAGCGATGACGATGGCGCCGGCGAACGCTGCGACGGCGAGCGCGACGAGGACAAACGGGTTCGTTTCCATGATGAGGTTTAGGACGAGCATGGCGCCGGAGAAGACGCCAGCGGCAGCGGAAGCTATGCCGGTCACGGTTGCCCATACGCCGGCGGCGGCCGATGCGATCACCGTTGCGGCAGCTTGCGCGATCATCAGTCCGGTGATGACACCGACAGCGACGATGATCACCGTAAACATGGTGCTGTGATCTTGCGCCCAGTCGGACAGCTGTAACAGCACCGGGAGAAGTTTGTCGAGCACCGGGAGGAGCGCAGCGCCGATCGCTTCTTGCATTTCGCCGACGCCAATTGACAGTTTCTTGAATTGGCCTGCGGCTGTGTTCCCTGCGGCGTCGGCTGCGCCACCGAAGTTTCCCTCGAGGACGGTGAGCACGTCGGAGAAGTCGGCGCCGTCTTTGATGAGCAGCGCGAGCTCGGGCGACAACGCTTTCAGGCCTTTGGTGTTCCCGGCAAAACCTTTGCTCATCGCCTCGGAGACTTCGCTGAGGTCTTTGCCGGTGGCGGTCGACACGTCGAGGGCGACCTTAAGCAGCTTCTGGGCTTGCCCGACGTCTTTGGTTGCGACGACGAGGGAGCCGAGCGCCGGGCGCAGTTTGTCGTCGGCGACGCCCACCGAACGCGACAGCGACGAGATGAAGTCCTCGTTCTGGGCGACTGCCTGTTTGCTTGCGTGGGTCGAGGCTTCGAGCTGGACGCGCAGTTTGTCTTGTCCGGCGGCGTCGTCGATAGCGGCTTTCAGCGCGCCGCCGAGCTCGGCGGTGACAGCGGCGAAACCGGCCGTTGCTAGCGCCGTGCTTTTGCCCAATTTTTTTAGGCCGTCCTCGGCGTCGTCGAAACCCTTGGACACGAACTGCGAAATGATCGGGATTACGACAGCCATCAGGTCGCCAGTTCTCGTGTGGTGTCGTCCATGATCGTCTCCAGGAGGGCGGAGAGATCGTGCTCGAGCTGGGCGCGTGTCGCGTTGACGGCGGGCCACATCACACGCGACGCGGTGCCTCCGAGGTTGCGAACGAACCCGTTTGCGGTGTGGTCGTTTGCGCCCATGTCGTAAAGCTGACCGGCGCCGTCCTGTTGCACAAGCCGGAAAACAGTGTGCAGTTCTTGGGCCGGGTACATGCCGACGTTTTTAGACCGAGGCTTTTTTGTCGATACCTGAAACTTGACCTTTTTCTGCACGTTTGGCGACCATCTCAACCGGCCGCGTGCCATGCCCGACAACGGCGGCGACGTCGGGAACGCTGCGCGTGCTCGCGCGATCATTGGCGCGGCCAACGCAGCGGCATCCTTCGTGAACTGCCGACGCGCTTTCGGGTCAACCTTGTTGAGTGCTACTAACACTTCGCGAACGCCATCTACTCGCATCGTCACGCCGTCGGTCATTTCTGTTTCCTTTCGGCGTTGATAAGAGCGATGACGGTCACGAGGTCTCGGGGCTCGAAGTCGACGTTAGGCGGCCACCAACCGACAGCGACTAGCACTTCTGCTAGGGAGCGTCGGAGGGTTCCGCTTCGGTAGGGGTATCGGCTGGCGCCTCGACCGTTTCGGCAAACCGGAGGTCGACACACTTTTTGGCGAAGTCGCCGTAGAGCGCAGTGATGCCGGGGATTTGGCGGTGGATCGCCGACGCCCACGCGATGTAGCGGAGGTCGCCTAGGCGCATCTTTTGGGGGTCGGTGAACTCGAGCGACGACCGCGAAAACTTGTCTTCCCATTCGCAAATGGCGCGCAGCGTCGACGTGACGGGAATGTCGCCTTGGCCGATGTCGTAGATCAGCTCAAATTTGATCATCAGACGATGTCGCGTGCGTAGCTGCCACCGTTGAACGTTGCGGTGACCATTGACAGTTCGCCGACAGTGGAAGCGATCGGCGTGAACGTCGGCATGAAACAGTTGGTGATCGTGTACTCGGGGTTTGACGCGGATTCGGTAGTACCGGACGGCGAGATAACGATCGTGGTAGCCACGCCGCACACTGCTGCCAACGATGCTTCGATTTCGGCGGCGCCGTAGCTGTTGTACAGCTCGAGGGCGACGGTGACGTTCTGGAGCCCGGCTACGTACAGATGCCCGGTGTCGCCCATAGCAGTTTTTTCGAGCTGGTCGGTGCCGACGGTCAACGTCGCCGACTTGCATTGGTCGCTGTAGTCAACGCTGTTGACCAGGACGGTCGCGTTGCTCAGAAATGTGGTCGTTGCCATTGATGCTCCTTATAGGTTCCGGGTGCCGATGCGAACGGTGAGGTCGTACGCCGGGATCTCTTGCGTGCCGATAATTGCGACGGACGGTCGGCCGGACACGATCGCCATGCCGGACGACGCGAGCAGCGTGTCGACGGTGGTCATCAGGTAGTCGAGGGCGTCGCTGTTGCCGGGTGGTGCGGCGAGGACGCGCAACCCGATGGTGATATCGAGGACGTTGTAGGTGACGGCGGTGAACTCGGGCGGTTCGACGAGGACCGACCGGGGTCGCGCGTTACGGGCGTCGGTGACCGGGTACAGCCCGGCGGCGGTGATAGCTGCCGAGCATGCCGCTACGGCGTCCGCGAGCATCCCGGTGGCGCTCATGCGACTGACGACCTCGGGATGCCAAGCAGTTTGTTGATCTGTCCCATCGTGGCGCCGGGTGCGGTGGCGCCCATGTCCATCGCGTTGAAACTCTGGAAACTGTCAACCGAGCCGCGTTCCCGGTACAGCGTTTCGGCGTACAGCGTGACGCCGAGCTGCACGTCAGCGCCGGGCGATGTGCCGGGCGCGTCGGTGTAACCGGCTTGCTGACGGCGACGGAAAGCCCACGCGTTCGCAGCGTTCACGGCGGTGGTGACGTAGGCGGTGTCGTTGGCGGTCGCGGTGTCGATGCCGAGCGCTGCGATGACAAGCGCTGCCGTAGACCAGGTGCAACTGATCGTTTTGGTGATCGTGCCGACAGCGGCGGTGCGTGCCGTGTCGGTGCCGACGCACGAGTAAAGCACTTGGTTGAGGCGGGCTACGGGTTGGATCGCTGGGATGGTCGCGAGTTGCGACGTCATCGACGACCCGGTCCCGGTCTCGGCGTACAGTAAATCGCCTTCGTTGCTGACGCCGAGGTACGGCAAGGATTCAACGGATCTCACCACTGCGGTCGCGTTGAACGGCGCGCCGACGCCGGCGATCACGATCGTGTCCCCGACGCTGAAACCGTTAGGCGTCAACGTCTGGAGGCACGCGTAATCGTCGACGAGTTGTGACGAGATGACCGTAAAAACCGACACGGGATTACGCCTGCGTGATCTTCTGAATCATCGCAGCGTTCGCCTTGAAAGTGGCCGCGTAACCGAACACGGACACGGTGCGGCCGAGGGTCGTCGGGGTTTCGACCGAGAGGACGCCTCGATCCTGACGGTACACCTCGAACGCTTTCTCGTTCATGATGACCATCGTCTTCGCCGCAAAGTTTTTGTCGACGACGAGCTGCAAACCCATCGGGTTCATGCCGCCGTAATTGGCAGCGGAGCCGTTGCCGCCGACGCCGTTCACGCCGGGGAGGCCGATGCTCGGGAAGATCGGACGGTTGCTGCCGTCGACGAGCTGACCGAACAGCGCCCACGTTGCCGGGTCGACAAAGATGTGAGTTGGCAGGAAGTTGGTGGCGGCGGTGACAACTGCGGCGTCGTAGATCGACTTGAGCAAGTCGACGACGGTGAGATCCCACACTCCGGCCGAGGTGGCAGCGGTGAGAAGGTTGTCGGCGGCGTAGTTGTCGATCGCGTCGAGGTACACGCCGGACAGATCCTGGAGCATGATCTGGAGGAGCGCCGGGTCGGAGAAGTCGAGGGTCTGGTACGACATCTGCGCCGAACCGGCGAACGTGACCTTGGTGACGGTGTTCGAGGCGACGACAGCGGTGGTCGCTGACACGGCGGTGAGTTCCGTTGTCTGCTGGGCGACGGTCGGGTGCGTCGTCCACGTCGGCCGAATGAACGTCGCGCCTGCGCCGTTCGACGGCATGGCACGCGTGCCGAGCGCCGAGAGCACCGGGGCGATGTACTTGAGGTCTTCGAACACGGGGCCGAGGATCGGCACCGGGACGAGGCCGGCAATGTTGGAGAGCACTTCGTCGCCTGCGGCGGCCTGGATCGGGTCGGCGTGCCAGTCGCGGTAATCGGCCCACACGCGCTGCGCTTCCACGAACGCGTCTCCACCGGCGTGCATGGCGGCCATGTAGGAAGCGGCCGACGGGAGGCGCGGCTCGCGTCGTGGTGCTGCGGCGTAAACGGCGGTCGGGATAATGGTCTCGGTGTCGCTCATCACGACCTCCTCGGGTTCTGGTTGCGGGTCGGGTTCGGGGTCGGGTTCGGGGTCGGGTTCGCTCGCGGCGATCGACGTGATCTTCGCGGCGGCGAACGCCGGGATGGTGACAAGGGACAGCTCGAGCCATCGGGCGGCGGTGACGTGCATGACAGCGCCGACCATGTTGTGCTCGAGCGGTTCGGCGCCGATCGACACGCTGTCTATGACGCCGTCGGCGAGGAGGGTCATGGCGTCGCGTCCGGCGGCCGTGTCGGACAGCCGGGCCGAGAACAGCATCCCCTCGTCGGTGGCGGCGCGTCCGGTGACGAGGCCGACGGGCTGGGCGGCGTCGTGCTGGTAGATCAACTTCGGCGCCGGGCCATCCTCGGGCAGACTGCCGGGCTCGAACACGACGCGCATACCGTTTCCGACGGTCGCTTCGATGCCGTACGGAACGGCGATGCCGGTAATGGTGCGCCGACCGTCGCCTGCTTGCGCGTCGAGCTGCACGGCCTGAGCCGTAAACCTGATCATACGTTTTCGCTCACATTCTGCGGTGGCGTGGTGGTGGCGGTCGGCGCTACTTGTTCGGCCATGCCGTAGTCGGACAAGTAACGGTCGACGTCGAACTCGACAAAGCGGCCACGAGGCAGCACCTGGTCGAGGGATAACGTCTCCTGGATGCAATCCATGAACGGTTTAGCCCCGAACAGGTACAAGTCCTGTCGGGCTTGCTGCGCGTTCTGGTAGGTGTAGCCGCCCACGCTGATGCCAGCCAGATAGGCGGGGATGTTGGCGGCGCGTGCCAGCTCGAGCGCCTGGAACTGGCGCGCCTCAACGAGCTGGAGCCGGTTTGGATCGCTCTTGAATTCGGTGAACGTCACGTATGCGTTGAGCGCGCCGATGCTGTTGGTGGTGCGCGCTGCGGACCAACCGGCGGCCATGTCGCCCAGTTCCTCGACTGACAGCGGTTCGCCACCGGTTTGGGACAAGTAGCCGGCGGCGATCTCGTTTGTGGCGAAACGTTCCGCGGACGCGTCGAGCCGGTTCGCGATCCGCATCGCTCGAGCTCCTTGCCAGAGCAGACCTTGGATCGGCGACAGGAATTGCACGACGTCGGCCGGGTTGAGCGGTTTGCCGTTGATGCTGATGCCGTCGGTAGCCGGCCCGAAGAACTGTGGGCCGGGTTGGTCGACGACCGAGACGGACGACGCGGGCAACCACTGGAACGTAGCCGGGTAGCCGTTGCTGTAGCGGCCGGTGATCGCCCAGAATGCCCGGCCGACGAAGAACAGGTCGGAGAACGTCGACGCCATCAGGAAGTTGCGGGTGACGGTCGGATCTGGGCGCGTCATCCACGATTCGCCAGGGATGTTGATCCGTTCGTATTCGTCGCCGGTCCATTGCAGCGTGTATTGCTGGAGGTCAAGGCAGCCGATCATCGACGCGATGAGGTCGCGAGCTCGCGAAATTGTCGGCAAGCTAAGCGCCGCCGATTGGTTGCTGTTGACGTAGTTGTTTGCTGTTGGCGACATGACAGCGGCCGAGGCGGCCAGTAGTGGCGCGGCGGCGAACGCTGCGACCGGTTCCGGGCGGCGTCGAAAAGCTGGCACGCGCGGAGGCTATGTCAGATCACAATAACATGCAACAAGCATCTATTATTAGGCAGAGGCGAACGCCGGGCGGCCGAGCGCCGGGGCCATCAACGCGCCGACCGCCCAGACCATCATGCGGCATAGTTCGATCGGGCCGGACGAGCGGGCGGCGGCGAGGATCATCCCGGTTGGCGTGATAGCGGTCGCAGCGCGCACGATCTGCTCGTCTAGCAAAGGGTGCGCGACGTGTTTGACGAAGCCGTCGAGGATCATCCCTCGGACTGGCGCCGTGTACTTCGCGACTTCGCGTTGCCCGGCGAGCACGGTACGGGTCGTGTACTCGGTCGGTTTGTGGAGCTCGAGCGACGCGCCGAGGATGAGGCGCAGCGTCGGGTCGGAAGCTAACGCGTCGACCGTTAGACGCATCGCAGCGGCGACCGTAGGGACGGTGAACAGGTGCGCGACCGTGAAGTCTTTGCCGGTTTTGCGCACGGTAATAGCTGACACGGTGGACTGGTCGACGCTGCGATCCACTGCGATAATGCCGCCGGTAGCGCCCAGGTCGGGGTCGACGGTCCCGGTTTGCCAGAGGCCGACGGGTAGCCACGACGCGAGCGACGGGACGAGGACGTTGCACGTCGACCGGATAAACGCGCTGCGCGTCATGCGCTCGAAGTCGCTGTGAAGCGTGTCAATTGTGAGCCGGTGGCCGAGGGCCGGGTTCGCCCACCTCCACGTTTCGGGGAGGGTCATGTCGTAATCTGCGGGCGGCGAGTACTCGGCGAAATACGACGCGAGCGGTTCGGCGACCGACCGCAACCCTACGTCTCGTTTTTGTTGCAAGCATGTCGAGGTGCCGTCACCGGCCGTTGAGAACATGGCAAGCAACGGTTCGGGCCGGGTCCGGAATGTTGGCATAACGCCGTCGTCGATAACGCTGGTGCTGACGTTCCATAACTCGTCGACGACCACTAGGTCCAGCGCGAAACCGTGTCCCATGTTCGGGTTGCGGGCCGACTTCACAAGCCACGTCGACCCGTTGATCGTCAGTTCTTTTCGACCAGCGGTAGCGGCGATGACTTTGCCGCCGAAGCCGAGGAGAACCGGCGCGAGCCGGGAGAACACGCGCTCGGCGAGCTGGAGATTGTACGCGGCCGAGAGCACGTTCTGCGGGCCGAGCTCGGCGGCGCGTTCCGTCAACCACCAACCGATCAGCGCGATCATGCATTCCGTTTTGCCGTTCTGTCGGGCGACCGTCACCAACGATTCACGGTGCAAAAGTTTCCCGTCGTCGCCTGTCGCGAGCATCCCCTCGAGTACGTGTTCTTGCCACGGCATCATCACGACGCCCAGGTGCTCGGCGGCCCAGTCGCAAACATCCGGGCCGAGGGTCGACGTGCCCGGCGGCAATGCCGACTCGAGGCGCGGGCGGTCCGGGTCGATCGGCGCCGATCCTGCGGCAGCCGTCGCTATCGGTTCTGAAGATGGTTCGATCCGGCCAGATGTCGGAGAAACACGCGCAATCGAT